CCCAGGCGCGAACATCGCGCTCGCTCATGCCGAGTTCTTTGCTGGCGTATTTCAGCTCGACAACGCGCTTTGCGGCGTCGCTGAAAGTGCGAAGCAGCGAGCCCAGCGCAATCCCGGCCCCGGCTGCGCCGAGCCCGAAGCCGCCCAGCGCCGGCACCACCGCGAGGATTTCCTTGCCGACGCCCTGGATGCTCTTGCTGAGGGTCGCGAATTCGGTGTTTAGCTGCTTGATGCCGGGTTTGACCTTGTTCGGCAGATAGCCGACCTCGCGGCCCCACTCGCGCAGCTTGGCGAGACCTTCGGCGGTCTCGATGGTCGCCCGCATGCGCAGAACGTCATCCGTCATCGCGCTTCTTCCATCTTTCGCCGGCCGCGATCATGCGATCCGTCCAGAGAATGTGCTGATCGATTTCGTCCAACGTCATCGCCAGAAATTCAGCCGGATTGCGCCCGTAAATCCGCGCCAGCCGATAGCAGTCTATGACCGCATCGCCTGGGCGCCCGGCAAGAAAAAACCCATGAGCGCGTGCGCGCAGGTCGAGAAATCCTCCGCGTCCATGCTCTGAATTGTCGAGACCGGCACTTGCGCCAGGGTGGACATGATCGCGCCCATGGCCGGCGGATTCGGCCGCACCTCACCAGTCTGCCAATTGATGTGGATCGGGAAGCTGTCTCCGAGCCCCATGACATCGGCACCGGTCGGCCGGCGAAATGTCAGCTTCTTGATGGTCGCGCCGAACGCCTGCACCGGCACGGTCAGGTCGATGGTGATTTCCTTTGGCCGCAGCGGCGAGACCGTCGCTGCCTCGGGCTCCGCAGCTTCGGCCGGCGGTTTTCGTGCAGTGTTTTCCATGGTCCCTCCCTTAGAGCTCATCGCACTGGACGCCTTCGAACCGGATGCGGAACTGGCCATCGTGCGAGTTGATGTCGAGCGGCGGCTTGCACCATGCCTGATGCAGCACGTAGGACCGGCCATTTATCAGATCGGCCTGGATCGTGGCGTTGGTGATCCGCTCCAGTGTTTCGAGCGACACCTCGGGCAAGGTCGAGATATCGCATTCGATGTAGGGCACGCGCGGCAATTCCTGATAGCCGTGGACATAGTCCTGCCCGGCGATGCCGGTGCGCTCCAGCGGCGAGCCCGACACCGTAAGGTTGCCTTTGAGCGGGTACATATTGCCATCGACCTTGATCGTGGCGGTGCCTGCAATCGGTCCCTGCGGCATGGTGGTGTTCTCCTGTGGTTGTCGCGGTCACGCCGCGATTTTCTCGCGAAGCATCGCCGCACCGTCCCGCAGCGCGACCTTTTGGAAGCAGCGGATCGCCGATGTCGGGCAGGCGTTGGTGACGTGGATGCCGTGGGCGTTCAGGTAGGGCACATAGGCTGCGAAATGCTCGGCGAGCGCGGCCCAATGCTCGGCGTTGCGCGCGCGGCGCTTGTCGGTCCAGCCGTAGCCGCCGCCGTAGTCATAGCCGAACAGCACGATTTCCCTGGCGCGCTTGTGCAGGCAAATCTGCAGCGCCGCGAAGCTGCAGGCGCCGCCGGCATAGACCTCGCCGGGGTTGCTCGAGAGGTTCTGCCCGTCGAGCTGCTGCAACAGCGTGACGTTCTTCGGCGGTCGGTCGGGCTGATCCTCCGGGGACACCGCCCAATAGACCCGCGTCCGCAGCGCGGCGAGCTTGTCACGCCATTCCGCGAGCCGCGCCATGCCGGCGCCGAATCCAGCGTCCGCCCATGGTATGTCGAAAATCGCGTGCTTGACCGCGAGCACATGCGCCCCGCGAATTTGTTCAAAGTCGAAATCCTGCAGCGAAGGCCCGCCGCCAATCACTGCGACGGGCCTGTCATCCCAAAACGGCTGCTGCACTTTGCCGTAGATCATTCGTGCTCCTGTTTACGCGGCAATCGTTGTGTCGATGCCGCGGTCATATTGCAGGCGGAATTGCGCCAGCACCGCGAACACGCGGAGCTGATTGATGAGGTCGGGCGGGTACAGGACATTGAGCCGGTTCGGATCGTTCGCATCGCGCTCGACAATCAGATTGGCTTTGAAGGCGTCGCCGTTCTCGACCAGCCCGATGAATTCGTCCTGCCGATACTGCGCGATCAACTCTCCCTTGATCGTCTTCGGCGTGACGATTGCCTGCCCGGCGCCGAAACGGGTGCCGTCATCGGCCAGCTTGCAGCGCGGGAATTTCGAGGTGATGGCCTGGCGCTGCCGGCGGAACAGGGCCGCGAGCGTGGCGAGCGTCGTCACCAGCTCATAGGCGTCGTCGCCCTGGCCGTAGAGGTTGAATTGATAGGTGGTCGTCTCCCGCAGAATTCCCGGCGTGCCGGCATCGTTGACGCCTTGCGTGGCGAGGCCCACGCCCGCGAGGTTGTTGCACTGCGCCCTGGTGAAACGCTGATGCTTCGGCGCGGGCAGGCAGCCGCCAAGGGCGAGCGTCTGCAGCGGCCTTGCCGGATCGTCAAGCAACGCGCGCGCGGCCATCGCGGCGTAGGCTGCAGCCCAGCACCATGACGGCGTCGGCGAGTTCGCCTCGAAAGACATGATCGAGAGCACGCCGCTGTTGTTCGACGGGCCGTATTCGATCAGATCGGCATAGCCGGTCGCATCGCCGGCCGCGACGGCGCCGGTCCGCGCCGCGAACAGATGCCCGTAGAGCTGCCGCATCCAGCCCCAACGGCCGACATCGCTGAAACCGTATTCGGTTTCGAGCTGCGCGAGCGACGTGCTGTCGGTGAAGCCGGTGGCGACGTACTCATAGATTTCGTCGCCCAGATTGGCGATAGCCTTGGTGAGATCGACCGTACCGGTACCGCCGGTGAGCTTGTTGCCGGTCGGCGCCGTGATGCCGAGACCGATGGGGACTTGCTCGGCCGCGAGCAGGCCGCCGTAGGCAAAACGCACGTCGATTTCGTTGCCCTCGATGCCCTTCCATTTGCAGGTCAGCGTCACGACTGCGGCAGCCGCGACCGCCGTCACCGGCATGGACGGGTCGGCGGTGATCGCCGCCGCGATGTTGGTGGCGGTGGTGTCGATGGCTTCGGCCGCCGCGACGAACACCTGTACCCGGCGCCCGGCGATGTAGACCGGCAGCGTGCCGGCGGCCGTCGATGGCGTGGTCACCGTGATGTCGCCGGCCGCCTCGACGCCGGCGGTGGCTTCCTTGATCGGCACGACCCAGAGCTCTTGGGCGAAATTGTTCCGGGTGAAAGACTGCACCATGCCGTCGAGCATCGAGCCGTAGCCGAAAAGCTGCTGCGCGTCGGACTGCGACGGCACCGGCATCGGCACGTCTGGGATCGCCGTGCCGTCTGCGTTCATCGTGCCGATCAGGAGCGAGGTCAGCCGCGAGCGCGGATAGCCGGCCATGCTGGGATCGACCTCGATCCAATACAGCGGCATTTTCCAATTCGACGGGATGTTGCTGAAAGACACAGGCATCGCGGTCTCCTGTTTTCAATTCGGTTTTCGCTTGGCGTTTTGCGGAATGTCGTACTGCGCGACGACCTGCTGCACCTCGGCAGGATCGGTCGTCGGGCTCGGGTAGCGCGACTCGACGTGGAGCGTGTTGAAATCGTCGGTGATGACCGGTTCCCACCGGCTCGACCATTCCATGGTCATCTCGACCCGGATTTCGAACAGCGTCGTCTCGCCGATCTTGGCGTACTGCGAAATGCGGTCCATGCTCGTGATGCCTTCGGTGAGGTTCACGAAACGCGGATCGGTCAACAGCAATTCGTCCAGCGCGCTCATGGTCTCCTCGAGCGCGTTCAATTCGTTCTGATTGTCGGTCCGGACATGCACCCCGCCGGAGAACCCCATCGTCAATGTGTGCTTGAAATGCGGCTCGCCCTGATTGGCCTGGCCGTCCTGCTCGCGCCGCTCCCGCAGAATGTAGATGCCGAGCACCGGCAGGTCGGTCGGCTGAACCTGCAGCATCGGCGTCTTGCGGTAGGACGTGAAGGTCGCGCCAAAGCCGGCGACCAGCAGATCGTAGGCCTTGCCGTGGATCATGCTGGCGTAGCTGCTCATGCCACCTTCACCTTGAGCGGGATCACCACGTCTGGCGGTGTCTTCAACCGCAGCAGCAATCTGCCGCCGCCCTGGCCGTCCTCATCGAGATCGCCGATCCAGAATTGCTTGCCATAGGCCGGGTGTCGCGTGTCGGTGATGGTGACGAAGTCGCCCTCCATCGGATAAGCCGCGAATTCGGCCAGCCGCACCTCCAGCTTGGTCTCCTGATCGGAATAGATCGTGCCGTCCTGCATCTCGACATCGAGGGCCTGCGATGAGTAGACCCCGCGCGTCGCGAACGGCAGCACGCCGGGCTGGCTGACAGTCGGCGTGTAGACCACATTGATCGCGAACACGCCGGTCGCTGGATTGAGCACCACAAGGTCGAAGTCGATCATGGTCCTTCGCTTTTGACGGCTATTGCGAGCTTGCAATCCTCTTTCTGCAGCACCGGTTTTGCGCGCGTTCCCGACCGCAGCTTGATGAAACCGACGACGCGCGCCCAGGCCAGATCGATGATGATGCCGCTGTTCGGTCGGGCGGTGATCGAGATTTCCTGGCCCTTGTCGTCGAACAGATCGTTGTAGGACGTGCCGTCCGAAGAGACCGCGAATGTCATCAGGTTCGGCATGTCGCCGGCGGTGTATTCCTGCGGAACGGTGATGCGGACGATGGTGCCGGCCGAGCAATCAACCCCGTCCGAAAGCGATTCACCGGCCTTGATGGTCGGGCCGTCGATGACTGTCAGCGACATTTCGAACTCCTGTTCAATGGATCAGCTTGGCCACGCCGCCGATCAGCTCGCTTGCGATCCAGCAGGCAATGGCGAGCCAACCGATGTTCCATGGTGCAATCGACGCCCAGCGCGCGGCGATGCAGGCGAACACGAAGGCGAACACCAGCAGGATCAGACCGATGTTCTGCATTGACGCCTCCTATGTGTGGCTCCCGCGCTGCAGCGCGAGCGGGCGCGTGCAGAGGTTGAGCGTGTTCTGTTGGGTGTCGAGGTGAACGCCCTTGTCGTTGGGCATCGGGTA